AAGCAACCGGACGGCACGTATTACACAATCGCGCCTTATGATTGCTTTACCCTTACTGTTACGCCCCGATTAAATCACGGCGCGAGTGAGTACGGTTCGGGATGCAACACACCGGCAGGCGACTTGAATACGCAGGCTACCTTGACGGGAAATTTTCTTTCGGATTATTTACCGGACGAATCGGGGAATAGCTACAAAACGATTCAGATCACGTCTTTGGATCATAGTTCTGCTGATTTGGTTGGCTATTTGGTCAAAATCGGAGGGCAAAATATCAACGTCGGCAATTCGGGAAAATTTACAGTCAATTTACCGGCGGGGACGTATAGCATGGTCTTTACGCCGTTGTCGAATTTTGGTGTTTTTGGTTCTTACACTCAATCGGTTACTATCTTATGAATGATTTTATTTGCTATGCGCTCAAGTTTGGGCTAATCGGCATGATGATCTCGTGCCTTTCGTTGACGCTGAACCGTTTTATGCAACCGGGGCATATTTTCTTTTTTTGGTTCGTATTGGTCAATATGATGAAAGAACGGGGTTATCGGTGGATTGCCGAACCGCTCGGAGCGTGCATTTTTTGCATGAATATTTGGGTTAATATTTTTGCTTTTGTTGGCGAAATATACTATTTTATGCCTATATTTGAAGGGTGGCACTTGCTTTTATTGATCGCCCAATGTTGTATTTCAAATGTGTTTTTACGCAAAATCTATCAAGATTATGTTTAATTGGAACTCTTTACCTGTTGTGCGGATGCTGTCGAATACGGATGCGGCATTGATCGTGATTGTTGGCGGGTTGTTGAATTCGCCGATTTGGGTTTTTATCAAACAAAACGGATTCAAAACGGATGTTGTTTTTCTGTTTTGTTTGGGTATCTTGCTGTTTATCGACTTCGTTACCGGTGTAACTAAGGGCATTAAATTAAGGGAATTGAGTAGCGGAAAGATGAAAAACACACCGATAAAAATGCTCATTTACCTTGCTTTGTTTATGGGTATTTTTGTTGTGGGGTACTTTATTAGCCAAATGGATAATTCCGTTGCTTTTTGGCTGAAGTCGGCTATTTATTCCGCCATCCTGATTACCGAACTGCTATCGATTACGGAGAACGTTGCGGCATTGAGTCAACTTTTATTGAAACGAAACATTGTCCCGGTGGTGATGCTTAAATATTTACGGGATTTTGACGAAAACGGCATTTTCAAAGGCTTAGATAATATCAGAAATGAAGCACGAAATACAAGTAAACCAAACTAAACCATAAATCAATGTCATCTCCTATATTAGTCATCCAAGAATCAGAGATCGCATCTGTTGCGGAAAATGGAAAGGCGGTTGTTGTAACGTTAGACAACGCCCTCGAAATTGAGATTCCGTTTGAAGCCGGACAGGCTATTACGGTTGTTACGCCGATTTTAGCCGGTAATAAATATCAACTTGTGATGTCGGGCAATAACGGCACATGGATCATAGAAGACCTTACCGAAGCCCCGTTATTAGCAAGGAAAGCCGAAATTGAGGCATTAGTGCCGAGTGCCTCGCCGAGTGAGGTAGGTGGCGCAACGGATACTTTACAAGAAGCACAAATAAGATGTACAATTAATGAAACCATTGTACCTACAAATACTAATGGGGCAACATTGTTGATTGGAGCTAATCCAAATCGAACAGTTTTGACTGTATTTAATAATCACAGTGCTGTACTTTGGATTTCATCAAATAATCCTGCTGTTGTGAATACGATGCGCGTTCCTGCAAATAGTCCAATATCTTTTGATGCACCTGTCCCAGTTGATGCACTTTATTGTCGTACGCAATCGGGCATAGGTACAGCACTTGTTGTAGAAGGAGAGGCGGTCTAATGGGTATAAGAGTAGATCAGGTGGTTACATTACCCGAAAAGGTAATTATCATCAATTCAATAAATGACTTGCCGACACCCGACGTAATAATGGGTGAAAATGTTATCACATTAGAGGGTGGTAACGTGTACGAGTTCGGGGCGGTTCAAATAAACTTAACGGATCATCATATTGTCGTACCGCAAGGTGTTAAGTTATTAGGGCAAGACAAGGATAAAACAAAGTTGATTTCGGAATTAACGTCTGGTATTTTGTTTTCATGTGCGGGTGACGGGAACGGTTCGTTTGTTATGAAAAACATTAACGTTGAAATGAACTCCGACACCGCACAGATGTTTGAACTTTCAACTTTGGGTGAGGTATTAATTGATGGGTGTATCATATTCACGCTTGGGGATTTAGGTAATGTAACCAATGTCAATACCTTTAGGGTTAGCAATATATCTGCATTTGTTGCTTTCAACAACGGGCTGGAGTTTTACGGCACGAACGGAACGGTTATTTTTGATCGGTGCGGATTGGTGAATGTCGGTCCCGTACCCGCGCCCGCGTGTATTGTTTTTACTGAAAATTCAATCTATGAAAACATTATTCAAATAACGGGTGGGATCGCGTTCGGTACGGCTGGAACGGTTGCCTTATATATTGATCCGACTTGTACGTTTAATGGTGGTGAGGAATCGGTAATATTTGCCCTTGAAAAATTCATGTTTGGGATCGGTGGACTCGGTGGCGTTTCGCCTGATTCGCTCTTTTTCAAGTCTCGATTGTGTTTCATGGAAAGAGATACACACGTATTCGGTACATTATATTTCAGCACGCCTGCCCAAACAACATTTGCAGGGATCAATGCCCCTGTAAAGGCGGAGGGGGTAACGACCAATCGCCTTTCGCGCGGTTGGGTTCATGCTAATAATCAACTAACGTATGTACTTGAAAATCCAATTAAATGTTCCGTTGAGGTTAAAGCCTATTTGACCGCCGAAGCATCCGTAACAAACGCATCTATTTATATTGCAAAGGATGGGGTCATCGACCCTGATTCAAGATGTCAAGTTTATGTACCTGCGGGTGGCGCAATCGCGGTAACGGACGGGATATATGACGTCGATCTCGCTACCAACTTTGAAATATGGGTAGAAAATAACACAAATGGGCAATGGGTGCAACTGGAGGACAAAGCAACGCGAATGAAAGTAACGACATTGTAAAGCATCTATGACCGAAGAACAACTCCAAGCCGAATGCGTAACGTGGCTCCGGCGGGCATATCCAAGTGTGTTGACCGTGCCGGGAAAGACCTCCACATGGTCGCCACAGCATACCGAAAAGATCAAAATGCAAGGCTATTCAAACAAGAATGCCGACCTTTTTATTTTGCATAACGACGGTGTTTTTGGGATGCTTTGTATCGAATTTAAGAAGCCGGGCAAAGTATTGTATAACCGCGATGGCAGTCCGCGAGCGGAAAATAACGGGCATTTTAAGGAGCAATTGAGGGTTCACGAATATTATCGTAAGCAAAAATATAGGGTGGAAATCGTGCAAAGCCTTACGCATTTTCAGCGTATTTGTAACGAACATTTGCGCGATGTGTCCCGAAATCACGACCCGTATTTGGATGATTTTACGCCGGATATGATTCCCGAATGTAATATTGATAAATTCTTATCTTAATTGAATTATGGCATCTAATATTGATTATACGCTTGGCATTAATGAAAAGAAATTTATAGATGCCTTAAATCAGATCATTCCTAAAGTCCAAAATCTGAATAAGGACTTTAGCGAATTGAAACGTAATGCGACTGCCACCGCAACGACGTTTTCGCGCGCCTTTGACCAAGCGGGAGGCGACATCAATGCCGTTGAGGATGACCTCAAAAGCCTATCCAGTCAATCCAAAAAGACCGGCAAGGATTTAGATGCCACCTTTGATATTGACACCCAACCGGCAGAGCAGGGGGTAAAGGGGTTGATCGGGAATTTTAGCCAATTGATAGCCAAAGGACGGGATGTGAAAAACGCTTTGGCATCCGGCAGTTCGGAGGACATTGGTTCATCTTTAAGTGGTTTGGGTGGAGTTATTAAGGGTGCATTAAATCCTATGACACTTGCCGTTGGTGCTGCTGCTGCATTGGGCGCGGGTTTGGTAGCTTTGGGGGTTGATGCGGTGGCATCGGCGCAGGAAATCAATAAGCTGAAAACCGAAATATCGACGTTGACGGGGTTAACCGGCGAGGACTTGAATACTGCTGCATCGGGCATATCCGCGACTGCTAAAACATTTGGATTAGAACAGGAACAAATACTTGAAACCATTAACGCGGTTGCAAAGAATCGTAAACTTTCATTTGAAGAAGCACAAAAAATAGTAACAACCCTTGCCGAATCAGGTGTTGGTTCTGAGGGCTTGAAGCAACTCCGTGAGTATGATATTCAATTAAAAGAATTAGGCATAACCGGTAAAGAATCAGTTGATATTATCCGACTTCAATTCGCAAAAGGAATTTATGACGATAAGTTAACTGACGCATTGAAAGAGGGTGGAATAAAATTGAAAGAATTTGGAGTCGCTGCACAAGACGCTATCAAACCTTTAGGTGCCGAATTTATTAAAAAGTTTGAACAAGATCGACTTTCGGGGGCTAAAACCGGTTTACAACTTCAGCGCGAACTCGCAAAAAGGGCTTTGGAGGTGGGTGCAAGTGAGCAGGATTTGCAATTGTTGGTCGCCGATTTGTTAGGGGGGAGTCCGGGTGAAGATGTGGGGGTTAGGAATTATATTAACCTCCTTGCAAATCTTGACGCGGAAATTGAAAAAGTTAATAAGGCAACTGAAACGCAACGCAAAGCCAACCAAGACCTCAACGAATCACAAAGGCTCGTAGAAACACAGATCGCAAAACTTGGTGATTCGTTTTCGGGTTCGGGTAACAAATTGACGATTCTAAAAAACAATGTCATTGCATTTGTCCTAACCGGACTTAATAGAGTCATTGATTTTGTTACGGAGAGCAAGGATGCGATTACCGATTTCTTTAGCCCCGTTACGCGTTTTGTTGGTCGATTTATTGACATATTAACGGTTGCATATGAAGCAACAGTAGGCTATTTCCAAGGGTTTTTAGAGGGTTCGGGGTACATAGATGATGTAATTGTTCCGGCTTTCAATCTTCTTAAAAACGTTGTTGGATTTGTTTATGATAATATACTAAATTTTGTTGAACTAATCCTTAGTATCCCGTCCGTAATCGGTAGGGCTTTTTCATTTGTTACCGGAATTATTGACACGGTTCGTGCTAAGATTGTTGAATTTGCACCGGCACTCAAACCCGTTTTAGACGCCTTGTTTTTTGGTTTTGACCAAATTAGAAAGGTAGTTTCATTTGTAGCGGATGCGTTTGATGATGCCTCAAGTGCGGGGCAAACGATGGGCAAAATATTTGCCTATCTATCTATTCCGTTCAAAGCCCTTATTGAAACCATATCCCTTGCCGTTACAGGGGCGCGGGTTTTGGGGAATAGTATTAAGAAGCTATCCAATGACTTTTTGGGGACTAAATTCGACATCAATCCCGAATTGAGTGCCGAAACGTTTACGAAAGAGCTATCGCAGTTCAAAAAGAAAGCCGGTAATTTTTTTATATCCCCGACTGTCAAACCAAAATTAGATACAAAGGGATTAACAAAAGATTCAAAGGATTTAACAGGGCAAATATTAAAAGATGCACAAAAAATAGCAGAGGAAGAAAGAGATAGACTCAAGGGCGCAACACAACCCAAAACCGGTGGTGGCGAAGCCGAAAAATTCGAGATCAAAATAACCGCCGACATTAAACCGTTCTTGGATGCCGTGCAAAAAGCACGCGACGAAATACGTTTGATTGGTGAAAATGAAAAGGTTAAGATCGTTCAATTTGAAACGGCGGTTGACGAGATCACGCTCCGCCGGTCGCAGGAATTGATTGAGCGTTCTAAGTTGGAATCCGAACAACGTATAGCACAAATCCAACTACAAACCGCCTCCGAAACGGCTTTGCGGGAGGCTGAAATACGGCGGACAACCCAATTGCAGGCGTTAGATACCCAAAGAACGGAACAATTAAAGGGTATTTCCGAACTCAAATCGGTCGTTTTGCAGAATCAAAAGCGTGCCGAACTCGAAAAAGCCTATCAAATTGAAAAAGCAAAGATTGAATCCAATGCCGATTTTGACCGGCTGAACGTCGAGAATTTGAACAATCAAAAACGCTTGGATTTGGAGCGGGAGCAACAAAGGCAGGTGGCATTGTTACAACTCCGAACGATTCAAGAACAACAAAAACGTATTGAGGAAAGCCTCAAGACACAGAGAGATAAACAAATACAGGCATTACAAGTGATATTGTCCGATACCAAATTATTCGATCAAAAGCGGGAATTGGAGGTAACGGTAACACTTGCCAACCGTGCGGATATTGAAAAGCAGGTAAAAGCCGACCTGCAAAGGTTGGATGCCTCTATTACCGAATTTCGGGCAAAGATTCAAAGTGCGCAATCGGATAATCGCCCGCGATCTAACGCGGAGGCGCAAGCCTTACAGCGTGACATTGAGATACTTTCCAATTTGGAAAAAGAGCGGATCAATGTCATCAATTCCGCCAACCAGCAAATTTTGGCGGAGGAGGCACGATTTATTGAGGCTCAAAATAAGATCACCCAGCAGGAGTTGGCGGTACGGAAAGAGCGATTCGACCGGCAAGTGGATCAGGCGGTTAATTTCGTCGGGCAGATCAATGCTTCATTCGATAAAATCGAAGACCTATCCCAACAATTTAGGGATAAATTAGACCCGTCTGCGCTTCAGCGAACTACGAATCAAGCATTGCTTGTTATTAATTCGTTTGTGGGTGCGGTTCGGAATAGCCTCGGCGGTTTTATTTCTCAAATCGGGGACATAGGACGCGTAAAATTTGAGGTGCAGGGCTTTAAGGATTCGGCGGAGGCTATCGACAAGCAAATTGAGGCGATACGTTTTCAATTGTCGGCTTATTATGCGATACTAAACGATCGGAGCAGTAGCGATGCGCAAAGGGAAAACGCACGCACGCAAATTGATGCACTTAGGGCGCAACAAAACGCCTTAATTTCCCAACGGCAAGTGTTGGTAGGGAATTTGGATGAACTGAACGCCCGGTTGGAACAAAACCAACAATCAATCGCCCGTGCAAGAGAGGCGTTAAGAACCGGCGTTGACCCCGACACCGGAAGCGTTTTAGATGAAAATCAAAAGCAAAAAGCGGAAGAGGCATTAAAAGACCTTGAGGATCAGCAAAAAGACATTAAGGATCAGATCGAATCTGGTAATTCAAACCTTGAAAATGCCTTAAAACAACGACGGAAAAGGATCGTCGGATTGGTTGTTTCGATTGCCGAGGTGGTCGGCAATGCCGTTTTTGACGCACTGAAAGCCGGTACACAGGCAACAATTGACCAATTGGATGTACTTATTTCCAAGCAAGAGGAACGGATTTCGGAGGTATCGGATGCCCTTAAACAGGGCGGTGATGCTGCAAAGAATTTCTCGGTGGAACAATTGGAAATCGAAGAGGAGCGGGCGCGAAAATTAGAGGAACAGCGGGCATCTGAAATCGAAAAACAGCAAGCCTATACCATCGCACAAATCGCGCTGAATGGGGCTATTGCCATTGCCCGAACCTTTGCCGAATATCCGTTCCCGCTTTCGCTCGGCATTGCAGCGATACAGGGTGCATCCTTATTCGCATCTATCTTGGCATTAAGAAGTCAGGCTCAAGCGTTTAAGGCTGAAAAAGGGATCGTTGATATTTCGGATCAATCGCTAACCGACGGAAAAGGCGTTATCAAAGGTAAGAGACATTCGCAAGGCGGGGTATTGATCGAAGCGGAGGGCGGGGAAACCATCACCAGCCGGAACAATACATCGAAATACAAACCGCTTTTACAGGCAATCCATGAAGGGCGGATTACGCCGACACAAATGCTTGAGATTCGGAAGTTTTTGGAGCAAAAGAAAGCCTCTTTATTGCCCAGAAAGATTGATATTGCCTTACCGAAAATCAAACAAGAGTATTCGCATCGGGCGATCATTGAGCGTTACCGTGAATCCCAACCCAACGCTACCAGTCATGCGTCGAATGAATTACTAACCGAAATCCGCGGACTCCGGCGGGATATTAAAGAGAATCCAACTCGCGTTACAACGATTTTAGATAGAAGAGGACTTTGGCAGATACAGGAAGAAAAGCACAAGCATGACCGGATGAGGCGTAAAACAAATGGCAAATAATCAACTCAACGTCCGATTCAAAATATCACAAGCGCAATATGAATGTTTATGGCTTAACGATCATATTCGTTTTCGTATTGTTGCGAAAGGTCGCCGAGTGGGATTAACCTATGGAGTCGTTAAGCGTTTCAGCGAAAAGATGTTGCAGTCGCCTATCAATTGCCTTTGGGGTGACGTAACGTATGACAACATCAGGAAGTACGCGGAGCGGATGTTTATACCGGTTCTACTAAAGGAATTGATGCTGAAAAAGACGCAATTCGACTATAATAAAACCAATAAGACGCTCCGAATCGGGGATTCGATTTGCGATTTTCGTTCGGCACAAGACCCGCAAACGTGGGAAGGTTTCGGTTATCATTACATCTATCTGAATGAGGCAGGCATCATCTTACAAGAGGATGAATATCTATATTATAACGCCGTTCTGCCGATGATGATGGACTATAAGGATTCCAAATTGATTGCGGCGGGTGTTCCGAAAGGGCGCAAGGGGGTGTTTTGGGATTTATGGCAAAAGGCTACGGAGGGTAAAAATAAAGAATATAAGGCGTTCAATTATTGTTCCTACGATAACCCTTTTATCGATGCTAAAACGATCAAATCGGTAGAGGAACGTATGGATGACGTAACGGCAAAACAGGAGATATACGGGCAATTCGTGGATCACATTAATAACCCTTTTGCTTATGCGTTCAGCCGAGAAAAGCACGTTCGGTCATGTCCTTACGATCCCAAGTTGCCGGTTTACTTATCCTTTGACTTTAATGTTGAGCCGATTACCTGCATTGTGGGGCAAGAATATGAACACAGCATACATATTATTAAAGAATTTCGCTTGATGAATTCGGATATATTTGAGTTGTGTAAGCATATTAAAGCACATTTCCCGAAAATTGGAGGGGTAACGGGGGATGCCACCGGCTTTGCCCGAAGTGCAATTTCTGCCGGGAACGTCAACTATTACACGATCATTGGGAACGAATTGCGGTTGTCGGATGTTTACATTCAAACGCCTACCATTAACCCGTCTCATCATAATTCCCGTGCGCTCACTAATTCTTTATTGGCACGACATCCGAAATTGTTTATCGATCCGTCTTGTGAATATCTGATAAATGATTTACTTTACGTGGAAACCGATGCGACCGGCAAAATCAATAAGAGCAAAGATAAACATCAATCGCACTTATTGGATTGTTTTAGATACTATTTATATACCTTTCACAACGACTTTCTTTTACATATACCAGATGAAATTTAATCCCTTTTCGTTCTTTCGATCCAAAAAGGAAGAACTGCCCCAACCCCGAAAACAACTTGTTCATATTGACAACAAAGCCAATAAATGGTATGTATTCGCCGATCCCCTCGAAATGCACGTGGACAGAGAGTTGGAATTACGAGACGCGGAGGACTTCCTGAAAATGAATATGACACGGGAATGGTTGCAGGAATGGACTAAAACGACCAAGGAATTGGTGAATAAGGGCGATATATTCCAACTTTCGCAAATGCTTTCCGGTCTTGAAATCCGGTCGGAAATGGATTTTTCACGAAGGGCGTATGTTCATTTTTGCTCTGTTTTCTATCTTATTAATGATGAACCTTTAGAGGGGCTTGACCCAAGATATGTTGAACAAAAAAGGTTGTTGTTGGAATCCGATTGTGAACTGCGTGATTTTTTTTTACGCGATGCCTTCGTGAGGTTGCACAAATGCGAGCAAGAATTATCCATGCTTTTCCTGACCTATTTGCAAAAAATGGAGAGGATAGACAAAGCAACGTGGAATCATTCGACTTCGGATTTAATCGTCGCAACGAATTCGACGAATTCTGCCTCATAGCCGGCGAAACCATCGAAGGCAAAGACCGGTTACGAAATAAAACGGTTGAGGAGTCCTTACGATCTTTTCAATCATGGATTCATAAGCAAGAGGCAATCATTAAAGCGCAGAAGAAGCATCAATAAAAAAGCCCCGCTTGCGCGGGGCGGATGGAAAAGTTGGCTATTAAACAAGCGTTGGTAGTGTTTGCTTCCACGTGTAATAATGTTCATTGCCTATGTAGAAAGTTCCCCGAACGGACATTTGTTTGTAAACACCATCAACCTCGCTTAAAAGATCACTATGTAACCCTTTAGAGGAATTCAAAATATCCCGTCCTTGCTTTTGGTAATCATCTAAAGATGAAACCCTACCTTCCTGCAACTTTACGGTTTTGATTGGTTTACTCATATCAATCCCACCATTGACGACTTGATACTCGGAATACTCTACGTGGAAAATGAATGTTTTTTGTTCTTGCGTTGCCATGTTGATTTGTGCGTTTTGGTTATGCCCGCCGGCGTTGATTAAAATTATAGTACAAATATAGCGGGTTGAATTGGACTGCGCAATATGCAAACCATATTTTAACTAAAGTTTAACATTCTACTCGGGATTGCACAGCATAAAAAAAGCCCCTTTCAAAAGGGGCTTTTCATTTAGCGTAAAACATTCATTCTTAACTCACAAATATTGTTGCAGTTGCTCGGCTTGCTTTTTGGTCAATTCAATCCGCCAACGTTTTTGTTTTTGCTGAAATTGGATAGAGGCAATTTGCTTGTTCTTAAATAAAGATTGCTTGTTAAATCCCCCATCATACATAGGCACTACCAAATAACCCTTACAATTATAGGATTGATAGTACCACAATTCCGCCGGTTGTTCAACTTGTAATTGATCATTCAGCCGGTAATCAACCTTAATCTTGCAGTGTTCGTAATCGACACACTCCTTTACATCAAAGAGTTGAAACAAGAGGTATTTCCGTTGCACCTCACCGGTTGCGGTTTTCTTAGTTACGACATCAACCGAAGCGTTGGACAATTCCACCCTGCACTTTTCGGTTGTAACGCCCTGCACCTCATCAAAAACCGATTGGCAGGTGTCGGATGCTTGCACTTGATAAACAAGGAGCATCAAAATGCTTAAAATTAGTACCTTAAACTTCATTTTGCTAAAAATCAATGTCCGCCTTTGCGTTCAAAATATAGAACACAAATATAAAATAATCCGTTCGGATAATATATTTTTTTTGTGCTGAAACAGACTTTTAGTATTCATTAAGTTAATGAATGTAAGCATAAATCCCGAACCACACAAAAGGGCAAAAAACGGGTATGAATCACTACCACCGCCATACAACCCACAGTCCACCGCCATACAACCCACAGTCCACCGCCATACAACCCACAGTCCACTAAATTACGTTAAAATTCATACTGCGGTGGTAGTGGTTACGGCTTTATTCATACCTTTGCTACGTAAAATAAATGAAAGCAAAATCATGGCAACAGTAAGACAGGGAAATAACATTAAGAAAACTTTAGTTTTTCATCCCGACCATCTTAACCTTTTAAGATTCAAGGCTGACAATGTGTCATGCAACGAATCTACTATTATTCGGTCAATCGTCGATTTTTGGATTACAAGCGGTTGTCCAAATATCCCACAATTGGATGCGTCGGAGCGGATGAGGCTTATTCAAGCCAAGTATCCCGAATTATATGAGCCGGAAAAAGGGGAGGAGTTATCTTTAGAAATAGCCTCCGATCGGGTTTGTCAGGATATTTTGCGACCGGTGGGCAAGCAATTTATAATTGGTTTTCCGGTGCCGTGCGATCATCTTAACATATTGGGTGATATGTCGGTTACGTTGCGAACGCATCGTTTCCCAAATGATACCTTAAATAGGTATTACCCGAAATCGGAAATAGATCATAACCCGCTATACCCTAATCCTGATTTAATGATCCGTGATTGTGAAGTTTGGCGGATCGCAAAAGACAATGGATGGGAATATTTTTCGGTCTATTATCTGGATGATGGCGGTTTTGATGTAACGGCTTCCGATTGGAACGGTTACGTTTCCGGTGATTATATCGGGATCGGCTTATCCCAACATCATTTTAGACAGATACGGGATTCCGGTATTGATGCGTGCGATGCACAATTAAGATATCGCATAAAGGAATTGATCGGTGATTCAGATATTTTACACCTAATTGATAATAAACTGGAGCCGGTCTTAACTCCTAATTATCGCTATTATAACGAGAATTTTAATTTTTAACTCAAAAATAAATTATGAGAGCTAACATCCCCCACGAAAACGATTACATTCAAATCATGCGCTCCAATGGTGCGGTTGGAATGTATTTAGACATTTGCCATGTTCGCAAATTGCCTCTTTTATGCCTCATGCCTCCTCCGGAAGGCTATAATTCATTGACTCTGATCCCCACGATCGTATTTGCGATAGAAGACGGCATTTATCGGGATATGGCAATGAATGGCAGTTATAAGATTGATAGCAATTGTGTTTGTGTGCATTACCTAAAATTGTGCATCAATCACTATTCCTTTACGACGGATTGCGTGCATATTAAAAAAAGACAGGAACGGGAATTTATGAAAAACTTTATCTCGTTATCCGACGGTTTGCTATCCTTTATTGAGGAGGAATTAAAGGGATATAATCATTTCCCTTTGCCAAAAGGACATGAATATCCCGATTGGTTTGACGATATTTTAACCTCCGATTTGATGCGGTACGGTTGGTATGCCGGTTATTTGCGCCGACAATTGGATAGGGCGACCGATTCGTTTCGGAGGCAAGAAAAATTTGAGTTATCGTCTTTGATGCCTCATGAAAGGGTACTCGAATTTCCCTCTTTAATTTCGCATGAAAGCGCAATTAATGCTATTAAAGAGCATTTTGCCGTAAAATAACAAATTAGGATTTTCTCACATCAGTAGTTTAGTTGTTATGTTGGCTCGGTCGTAAAGGGCGGTTTGGGGTTCGATTCCCTGCCGAGTTTCTGTTGTTTTTTTAACTTTTTATTTTTTATTATTATGGCGTTCAAAATAGAACGAGTAGAACGAATTAAGTATGTGCCTAAGATCGTTATCTACGGAGAAACCTTTGCCGGAAAATCACTTTCCGCGCTCAAAATCGCACGCGGATTGTGTGGTTCGCTCGAAAAAGTGTTAGTGATTGACACGGAAAATAGGGCGGAAATACACGTCGATTACCCGGAATTTAACGGGGAGCAGTTCCTTTGCGGTAAAATCAAAAACGATTATGCCCCTAAGCATTTTACCTCGGCATTGGAGCAGGCTTTCAAAGAACCGCAGGTTGAGGTTATCATTATTGACACCCTTTCTTCCATGTATTCCCAAGCCGGCGGGATGATGGAAATCGCCAATAATTTCCGCAACAGCAAAGGAAATATTGATCAGCGTGCGGGTTGGGGCGTGGTCAATAAACAATACATTCCCTTTATTGAGTGCATCAACAATTCGCCCAAGCCTATTATTTTTGTTCTTTGGGCGAAAAACGCGGGGGATGATAATGACTTTTCGACGTTTGGATCGTCTAAAAAGTTTCATGTTAAGCCGGACATGAAAGAGAACTTCGTTTATAACATGCACCTTGTTTTATGTATCGCAAGGGATACGCATCAGGCGTTGGCATTTAAGGATAATACCAACCTTTTCTCCGACAAAGTGCCGTTTTATTTAGATGAGGAAAGTGGTCAAAAGATTGCTAAATGGTGTAATGCCGGGGTAACGAAGCGCGAAGATATGACCTCAAGGATTGCCTATCTTAAAGGGCAAATCTTGGCAAAATTGGAGCTATTGGGGGATCGTATAAAGATCGACGACTTTACGAAATACTGCGAAAAGGATATTGAGTTGGCTACAAAACTAAGGGGCATGGAAGTGCTTTTTGATAGGTTGCTCGACAATGAAAACCTTTCGGAAGATCAAACACAGGAGATTGATATAAGCCATTATTCAACTTTTGGTGCGGAAACGGTGGTTTTGGTGGAAAGGTATCGTGAGTTGACTAATGGGGAAAGCTATGATAAATTCGTGGAATGGATTGAGCAAAGAAAGCCTACCGAATTGGCTGTTTCGCAAGCCCTAACGGATAAGATAGCAAGCCTTGAGGCTCAAAACGCCCCCCAAAAAGACGCACCTGTTGAGGCGGAGCCGGAAGAAATTAAGGAACAAAAGCCCCCAAAAAACCAATCCGCACAAGAGATTTTTAAGGAGTTGAAAAAAGCGAATGATGCCGAATTTCAAGAGATGGTGGCGGAATTGACCCCCGAAGTGTTGAGCGTAAAGATGATTGATAACTACATTAAAGACCGTCAAAATGCCATCAACACTAACCAAACTCATCCCGAAACAAAAGCATAGTTTCCGGTTTGATAAAGAAAATCACGTTTATTATGACGTAAACAATATGATCCTTAAATCTGTTTCGCAACATATTAAGGATCACGAACCGGATATTGATTTTCACGCCCTCGCCTTGAATAAGGCGGGGGGTGATATTGAGGATGCGGTGAAATTGCGTTCCGAATGGAATAAAAAACGGGATACCGCTCTTGATTTTGGTATTGCGATCGATAAGGCGGTTGAGAAATATTTGCTTACCGGCGAAGAGGTTGACTATTTGATGTTCAAAAGAAAGCCATACCAAAGCCGTTTTTATCGCGAATTGGAGTACGTTAAATCGGAATTAGCCGACGAAATTGTAACCCAAATGCCGTTTATCGACCCCTGTGCGCAAATTGGAGGCACACCAGACATCGTGTTTTTTCAGAAAGCACGTTGGAACGTGGCGGATATTAAGACCGGTAAAGATCGTTTGGTGATGCAGGAATCCTTTAATCACAAAGGACATCGATTCAAGCCACCTTACAATCAATTGCCCTACTGTACCCTCGCTAAGTACGCCATTCAGTTGTCTATTTATGCGAATCTGATTTATGAAAACGGTAATGCTGTAAATTTTGACAACATGAAAATATTTCATGTAAGGCATTGCGGAAGTATCGAAACCATAGACGTACCTTACTTAAACGAAGTTGACCGTTATTTTTTACCTTTTTAAATTTTAGAATAATGTTATCACTTATCACAGATGGGTATGTAGATGCCCTAAAAATTGCCCTTAATCATTCGATCGAAAAATTCGATGAGGATATTGTTGTCGACCCCCAGAAGGCAATTGCTGATACAATTTCTCGTATAGCAAAAATGGATGAATTAATTACAAACATAAAAGAAGCTGTTTCGATTCAGAACAACACTTGCGATTCCGTCAAAGATGCGATTGATATATTAAAACAGAAATGTTTTGATTATCTAAAATCCCAGAATCTTGATTCGTTAAAATCCGGCGATTCAACACTCAAAATCGCTAAAAATCCGCCCAAAATCGTGATTCACGGCAAATTAGCCGAACAGCAACTATTAAAAGATGACCGTTTCGTAAGCATGAAACGGGAAATCAATAAGTCGGCAATCAAAGATTTTCTTCTTAATAATGAGATGTTTGCCATTCAAGGGGAGGGCGGAGAAAATTTAGCTGAAATCATATCTTCCGAAAGACTTGACATTAAATAAGCCATGCAGGAACAAAAAACCACACAGCAAACCAATTTCGACCACGCCAAACAGCTTTTAGACGGCATGGGAACGTGTTACGCTTTGCTCATTCCAGACGTTGAAGGCAAAGGCAATCCCGAATTTTTGACCCAAATTCAGCGTTATAACCTCGCTGAACTCAAGTTATTAAAAAGGGGAATCATGGAATTAGCGCATATTTGTGATAACCTTATTGATTTTGAACGTAGAACGCCATGATTCAATTATTAAAAAAGGGGGATGTGTTTTATCATCCCCTATATCACACCAAAAACCCGAACGGGAGCAAGAAACCGGTTTTTACGGTATGGGAGGTTGAGTTTAATTTGCCGGAAGGTGCGCCACATATCCCGTGCATTTCGGTAAACGTAAACGGTGAATTATCCGGCAAAACCTTTCACATTAGTGAGCTATATACGTCCGAAATACAGGCATATAAGGCGTTTTTAGAAAGGAGTAAGGCATGAGTCCCCAACAATTCAATCAATCGCATTTTGAGGACAATCTTGCGGTGATTAACGACTTTTTTAGATTAGAGATTAAATCACCTTTTCTTTTTGTGATCTCTGATCCTGATAGCAATAAAGTGATTGCCTATTCATCCGAAAACGTAATAACTGTATCGAAAAGCGAACCCTGTCCTGATTTGATAGCAAAGTTAGAAGGCTTGCTATCGAGTTTGAAAAAGGTGAGTAAGGTAACAAATCAAAATTCAAATCAAGTAAACCTTTTCTAATATGAATAACCTCTTTCTATTGGCTTTTTTTATCTCGATCATCCTATCAACCGCATTTATAGTTGAAAAGATTGAGCCTAAAAAGCCACAACAGAACAACGCCGACAGTCTTTGGGCGGTAAAAAATCTTGAAACGGAGCGGAAAATTTACGAACTTCAACGCCGGAATCAGGCGGTCGAGAACTTTATCGATTCGCTGGCACGCGGTTATTTCGATTATTATCCCTGCATTTGGGACGTAAAACAGAAATATACTACTTATGTGAATTTCCATGCGAACTATGCACCGGATTCGATCCTTTACCCGAAATTTAAGTATTACGGTTTAATCAAACAACATGAGTAATTTTCGTTTTACTTTAGACCCCAAAACATCAAAGGATGTTTGTCCGAATTGCGGGAAAAAGGAGTATGTAAGATATATTGATACGCATTTATACGGGCAATATTTGCCCTATGAATATGGTCGATGTGAGCGGAAATACAATTGCGGGTATTATAACAATCCCTATAAAGCCGGTTATCATCTCGATGCGCCGGAAAATTATGGATACGTTCCCGCGCCCTTACCGCCTCCGAAAGAACCCTCGTTAATTGATAATGATTTAATGAAAGCAACTTTGAAAGAGTATGAACGCAATAATTTTATTGCGTTTTTATTTTCTATGTTTGATTATCATAAGGTCAAGGATGCCTACGAGAAATATAAAATCGGCACATCCAGACATTGGGCGGGGAGTACGATTTTTTGGCAAATCAGGCATAATGGGGACGTTCGGGCGGGTAAGGTGATACTTTATGACCCCTTAACCGGAAAACGCATTAAAGACGGTTTTAGCCGTATTTCTTGGGTTCATAAAATATTGAAGCTGGAGGGTTTTGAGCTAAGACAATGCCTTTTTGGCGAACATTTGATCGATGAGATGCCGGAATCTGAAATTGGAATTGTTGAATCGGAGAAAACTGCCGTTATTGCCTCTATCCATTACCCCGGCGTACTTTGGCTTGCATCCGGCGGACTCAAAAATTTAACATCTGAAAAGTTCATTCCGTTACGGCATCGCAACGTAACTTTATTTCCCGATTCCGGCAGTTATATCGATTGGAAGAACAAAGCCGATGCCATACAACGTTCGTTTGATGAAATCCAAATATCCGTCTCCGCCGACTTGGAACTATACTGTAAAGAGCATTCTTTACCCAATAATTACGATTTAGCTGACCACATTCTATCATGTCTATAAACCTTAGTATCGCACCGAATTCAAATAGCGAAGAGACCTTAAAACAATATCATATCCTCAAAGATGCGTTGCTAAGAATGCAATCGCACAAGGAATACCTGATTAATAATTTATCCGATATTGAATTTTTTGGCTCAAGTCTTTGCAACGCCTTCTCGGAAAAGATGGCTTTTGAACTGTTTGAGATGATGTTTGACCCCGAATTATTCCATATTACCGACCCTGTGCATGAGTTTAAGCAACTCATTAAATCCGGGATCGATCAATTATGTAACATTCAAAGGGTATTTTCGGCGATCGGTGATAAGGGATATTTAGAGTCGGGATTTGAATTTTGGTCGGATGAAATTGCCAAAAAAACACAGGAATCATATATTAAAATCCATGTAGGCTTATTCCCAACATGGTTAACAAAAAAGGGTTTTCGGAGCATCCTAAACGATGAATCTCCGAAAACCGATTTTGTTCGGATCATTGATAAAAAGATCATTGAACCTACATCACCGGATAAAATCCGTTGGTTTGTAAATGATGTGATTAAGAAAAAAGGCGTTCGGGTACGGAATGCGGTTGATGCAAAAGCGAATGAACTTTTTAATACGTCGCTACTAAAACAGGTGGACGGGATGCGCTTATCGGTGCAAAAAGACACCAGAGAAACCGCCACTTTTTATTTTCAAAACGGATGGGTTCGCATCGAACCGGAAACGACGATCCCGGTTATTCGCCCTTATTCGGAACTGAAAGGTTATGTGTGGAAATCGCAGATATTACCGCATGATTTCACCCCTATAACCGATCAAAAACAGATCAATCTATGTGATTTTGCCCGCTTTACCGATAAGGTTTTCGGTGCGGATCAGGAACGGATACTATCTGGAATGTCCGCTTTTTGCTACTTGATTCACGATTTTAAGGATGACGCTTTGGTTAAAGCCGTAGTGGCAATAGATGAAAAATTGGTACATAACGGCAAGGGGTCGCACGGTCGAACCGGCAAGGGGATATTCCTAACCAAAGCCACCGCCCGGCTGGCAAAAACGACGGTTATGGAAGACATCAATCCTAACAATCACAACCGATTTGCCTTTGAACGCGTGAAAGAGGATACTAAGATTATAGCGATTGACGAGGCTGGAGAAAACTTTAATTTCCGCGTGCTGTTCACGAAATTAACGGGTGACATGATAATGGAAGGCAAGAATAAGCCGGAGGTTTCAATCCCTTTTGAGCGTTCGCCCAAGTTCGCTATCTGCACCAATTTTGCGATCAGAGGAGAGGGCGCATCCTTTGAAGACCGGATGATCTTACTCGAATTCTCCGATTTTTTCGGCAAGGATAATACCCCCCGAATGTTTTTTGGGCGAAATATGTTTACCGAATGGGACGCGCACGAATACAACCTTTTCTTTAGTTTTGTATTCCAACACATGACGAAATACCTGCAAAGCGGTTTATCACAAGCGAAAGATATCAACGTGAAAAAACGTCGCCTGATGCAGGCTACCTGCCCCGATTTTGCCGATTTTATCCTTGCTTTCGACTTCACAAACGACGCAAAAACGTCCTACATAACAGAGCAATACAACAGTATCGCCGAACAATCCTCCTATGCGGAAATCGATACCGTGCGCAAATGGATTGAAAGCTATGCCTCTATTTACAACACCATAGAGCGCAATAAATCCCTTAAAGTATGGACTCATAAATAATACATACGTTAAACTTTAGTTAAAATATGGTTTAACTATTGTGTAGTATCAAAACCCGCCGTATATTTGTACTATAATTTTAATCACAACGCCGGCGGGCATAACCGAAACGCAAAACAACATGACAACGCAAATCAATTTAATCCAAGACACAGCCTCAATAGAGGCTTTTATCCAAAGCCCTAAAGGGATGGACTTATGGGCAAAGGGTGCATTTTTTGATACGGTCGTATCTGACTGTATCACCCGCCTTGCGGAAATGGGTATTGATTGCCCTGATTCCGCGCATTTACTCGCATTTCTGCGAACGGATGCGATTGCAAAAAATCGCGGGGTGGAAATATTGGTCAACCACCTTGACCGCACATTGCGGAACAAGGAAATCAATCAGGGTAAAATTGATTTCTTTGTTGCAAAAGCGTCCCCGCGCGTGCAATGGGAGCGCAAAGATGACGAAGATAAAGATATTGTCATTCGAGACTTTACGGATACACCAACACCAAAAGATATGAAATTCATCAACCTCACCCCGCACAACATCAACGTAGCGGGGGCAAATGGGGAAATCGTAACGATCCCGACGTCGGGATTGGAGGCTCGGCGGGAAGAGCAACACACCCCGCAACCGTCAATTGACGGTGTTTCATGTTTCGCTATGAGTTTTGGCGAAGTGTTCGTGCAGGACAAAGAGGGGAATCGTTCCCCCTTCCCTGATCCCGAAGAGGATACGTTCTTTATTGTATCCGCCACAACGATGATGGCAATGCCTCACCGAAAAGACGTAATCGCACCCTATAAAGTCGATCGTGAAACCCGCATCGCGGAGGGGTTTAGTGTAAATTCATAACAACTCACCCGTCCCACTCCGGTGGGGCTTAGCAATACCTTAAGTTATGGAGCTATCAAGCAAATATACCCTACTATATCAGTGGGTCATTGAAAATCTAAATTCTAATCCCGCGCAATTTATGATAGCGATTAGCGGATTTGGATTAGTGGAATACGTAAAAGAATACTCGCCATCAAATATTTTGGTCAACGGATTCCCCGATGATCGTGGCTGGGAAATCCAACTAAGCGAGTCTGACGGACTGGAAATCAGAATAACACCTTCTTGAAAATGAAAACACAAAACTCGCCCAAACAGGGCGCCCTATCCCGTCCGCAATTCGCCAAGGATTTGCGGGCATTCCGACTATCTCTTGACCTTACGCAAAAGGAAATAGCTAAACGATCCGGCATTAATCCCCACACGTATATTTCATACGAGCGTGGTTATTGCCAACCGCCTGCGGATGTTATTTGCCGGATCGCCGAAAGTTTTAGATATAAGGCGGTATTAGTTGGCATCAAAAGCGAAATGCACATCGTTTTTGAAAAGATGTCGTAAATGAATTTTTATTTATATAAAACTTACGTTAGTAGGGTTGACAGCAAACATTAATTTGTTTGCTGTTTTTTATCCCACCATATAACCAAAACCACTGCCATTATGTCATAAAAACTAAACGTTAAAATTACCCTACCTTAACAAATTTTTCGTTCAGTAATTTTATTTTATATTTACTATCTCTTAACCTTTTCGGAGTAAACCCTTTATTTTAATTGAAATAAATTAGAAAAGAAAAATAGAGAGAGCCTTAGAAAAACATTATATAGAAATTGATAGTGAAAATCGGGGTTCATCGCTGAAAAAGTTAAGATTTAAGTTAAAATATAATTAGTGTTAATTGGTGGATGATTAAAGAAATTATGTTTATAATTGCGACAAATGTATTAGCTGGACTAAAAAACCTAAAAAAATTTAATGTAACGTATGAGCGCATATAGGGAGTTTTTGGAATGCTTCAAAAAGAACTATGTTGAAAAGAATTGCACGTTTGTATCAACCTGTAAGGCTTGTGGTTATAGCCCCTATACCATATATGAATGGAAGCGCAAGAATCAGGCTTTTAAGGAAAAGATAGAGGAATATGTAAAGAGGCGCAAGGCTTTCGATGAGAGCAAGTTGGTAGAGAAGGCATCAACAGGATTGACCTACCTTTGCGACAAGACTAAGCGGAAATCAAAAGAGCAATACTGGGAATCGCTAAAGGATGAAAATGGTAATGTTGTTTTGGATGAGAAAGGGAAGCCTCAAATGCAATTGGTTTCGGAGCGGTTGATTGAAAGGGAATACCCGCCTAATATAACTGCAATTACTTTCATATTACAAAACCTTGATAAAGAAAGCTACGGCAGAGAGGAAGTTATAGATTTACTTAACAACATCAACCGAAGTATGACCTTAGAGGTTGTTCATACCAATAAACCGGATGAGTCTCCCGAAAAAACAGACGAACCGCAAGCGGAAGGAGACGCAGAATGAAAATAGTGCTTGAGGGTGAGGGCAACTTACCGGATTACGGCGAGGTTGAACCGGATTTGGTTTCTGATTTTGACGATGCAGAATTAACGCTCCGGCGGAAGGTAGGCGAATCGCTTGCCTCTTCGTTTTCGTCAAATATGACCTTTTATGGTTCGGCTTTTGAATATCTCAAGTCGCTATTGATTGACTCTGACAACGCCCGCAATAATGTTGTTTTAATCAAGGTTTATGATTCCTGTTGCCTGCCGGAACGATTGATTTATACCGGCAAGATCAGTGCAAAAACAATCGACTGGTGCGAGATTGAGGATGGGGAAAAGGTCGAATGTGCGATCAATGCCTCATCGGAGGAATTTATCCCTGATGGTTTTTTCCGAAAATCGCTTATTTCTAACAATAACACATGGACGGACGGCGTTCGTTTTTGGGAACGCGTACACCAGCAAATACCCTATTGTACTTACTTTGATCCCGAAGTTTATCAATACGCATTTATAGTAATATTCACGTTCATAACGTTGATGTTTATTATTATGCAACCTTTGATTATCGTGATTGCTACGATCGTGGGGATTATCAATGCCATCGTCGGTTTTTTGGGTTCGCTTTTCGGGGGCGATCCGATTGATAACCCGATTGAGGATTTTATTGATGGGTTTACCGTCTTTTATCAGTTTTTTACGGAAGAGATGCCGAAATGGGTAACCGGATGCGGGGTGAATCATTACGCCCCGTTGGTGCGTGATTATATCCAAAATGCGATCGAGGGTTACGACGCGTCTATTATTTTTGAAAGTTCGATATTAAATAATTCAAACAACATATATTACAATATGGTGTTATTGTATTCTCCAAACGATAAAGGGGAGGATACTTATTTCTTTCAAAATCAAACCATAGATCAGGGACTTGTATATAAATATATGACGCGCAATTCTCCGAATTGGACTTTGGGGGAGTTATTGGATAAAATAAAAGTGCTTTTTAATGCGGAATGGTGGGTGGATGGGAACGTTTTGCGGTTTGAAAAGCGTTCTGCTTATACCCGCGTGTGGTTGGATTTGACAGCTTTTGATGAATCGATAATAATTAACAAATGTTTTTCGTGGGATGAGGCACCTTTTCCAACCGGTTTGTGTTTTCAATACCAGCAGGACGGGGCGGATCGTTGCACTAACAAATCCATTTATCTGTTTAATGATACCGTGCCGTTTGAACCGGCAAAGGCTAATCAGGATAAATTAGAGGATGTATTGTTCCAATTTGCTCCCGTTCGCGCACGGGGGGATGGCGTAGTGGATGACCCGTTAGTGGTTTTAGCACCAATTTTTGATGTGTTTGGCTTTTTCGGATTAGACCCTGTAAAGCCGGAATATGATAAAAATTTCCTACTTTCGTCCGGTATGATTAGTACGCCCCGTTTGGTAATTCTTGAAAATGGGTTCAAAAAAGATCATGCGATTATCCATAACAAGCCACACGCGGACGGTCTGAATTTTAATTCGCCCATGTGGGTGGACGCTGCGTATCCGTTTTATAATCCAACCGGACGCTATGATAATCAGCCGGGCAGTCAAAAAAGACGTGAGGGGGAGAACCTTTTTCAGTTTTTCCAAGACCGCGATCCGATCAATCAAACACAATTGTTAGGTCGTTTATTTGAGTTTGAAATTAAAAAGGATTGCGATATGTTTGAAGGGCTTTTTGATGCTGACGGTCGAATCAATTTTAATATTTCGCTCCGATTTACGGCATTTGGCAATCCGGTCGTCGGATTGATTCAAGAACTTTCTATTAAACAAGATACATTTATCATTAAGGGGATACATTAAATATGAACTCCAGAGAGCTAATTAATCAATACGAAGCCTCCGACGAATCGCGCGGTTACGACCAATCCTTTAAGGACTTAGTTGAGGCGTTAAAGGATTATGTTTTATGGACAAAAGAAAAGATGTTAGCCATTAACCCTGATATGCCTAACGATCTATATAAATCTATATTCGACTTTCACGAACAAAAAATATATAGATCATGCCACACCCAACTTTAACACCTGAATACGTACAAAGACGTATTAGGCAAGTTCAATATTCAACAACCGGCAACGTTACTATTTGTGTCCTTACCGACATGAATGGTTATCAAATAATTGGCACATCCGGCGTTGTCCATTTGCCCGATTTTAATGCTGACCTTGGAGAGCAATACGCACTTGAGGATGCAAAAACCAAGCATTGGGCTTTTGTTGCATTTCTTGAGCAACAGCGTGATTATGAACACGCATTCCAAAATGGCAAAATACATTTTGATGATTTAGAGAATGTCATCGAAGAGGTGCAACAACCGACCAAAATATCTCAAAGAAATTTATTATAATCACTATGCTCCAATTCAACACACTAAAATACGGAAGCAACGGCGATCAGGTAATACGATTGCAGGTAAAACTTAATAGTTTTGGTGCAAAATTAGACGTTGACGGATATTTTGGTAAGGATACCGAGATCGCGGTTAGGGTCTTTCAGTGCAAGAATAATTTGATGGCGGACGGGATTGTCGGACAACAGACGCTCCGGGCGTTGGGCTTGATCCCGAACACTCCGGTTAAAGCCATGCCTAAATATTTAGTTTTGCACTGCACCGCGTCGCAATCGTCGGCGGAGGGTTGGAAGGCTTCGGATGTGGTTTTTTATCATACGAATAAATTGGGCTGGGATCGTCCGGGCTACTCAAAGATCGTCGAATTCGACGGTAAGATTGTAGATACTTGGAATGTTGATCTGTCGGACGGTTTCCAACCTTATGAAATTACCTACGGCGCGGCGGAATACAATCCGTTTTGTGTCCATGTGTGCTATATCGGCGGGATTGATGCCTCCGGTCAACCGAAAGACACGCGCACGCGGGAACAATACGAATCCCTTTCAACAATTGTTGTGGATATTGTACGCCAGTGTCCTGATATATTAGTGTGCGGACATAATCAACTGCACAACAAAGCCTGCCCATCCTTTTGGGTGCCGGATTTTTGCGATGAATTGGGATTGCCCCAAAAGAACATCTTTCGGGAGGATCAATTCGGGTACAAGAAATATTTGGCAAAACTTAATGGTTGATAATAATGGCAAATCTCACAGACCAAGCAATTATTGATGCGCTGAAAGCGGCAAAAAGATAAGAAATGCAAGCGGACGTTTTCCTAATCTTCGCATCCATTTGGTTAATGGATATTTGCAAAGCGATATACACCATTCACTAACAATTACCATTGACGAACTTGAGGTCGGCGATTGGAGGGTCGTAGAAGATGAGCAATAAAGAAAAAGCGATCATGGCAATATATAGGGTTCTATTTATTGTTTTTGTTGGTATGACATTAGAGGCAAGTAGATGCCCAATAATGCAGGCAATTGGATTTGTAGCAACCTTAGGGACTTTTTTAGTATTCATTATTGGCTAAATCACTATGTTAACTATTCCCGAACCGAAAATAAAAGATGGCAGATTGCATGTTGCTTGTCAGGGTATTTCATATATCAGCAAGTATCATCAAAATAGTATTTTATTGGCTCATATAGCCAATGAAAAGCCATTTTTGTTTTATGTTACAAAAATAATGCTTATAAGGAACGAGCAAAAGATTGTTTATTTTGGTATAAGCGAAGATCGTGAATTCGATCCGGACTGCCTTTCTTTTATTGAAGAGGGTTGTCTGTATCCATTTACGCATTCTATTTCAGGCGAACGATTAGACCTTTTTAATAAAAGAATTAAAGAGTTATTGCCATGTTAACCCTCACCACCCCCACCATCCTTGCCGGTACGCTTTCGATCAATCGGGCGATTGGTTCACCGGCATTCTTTTCGGCTGAAGTAACAACCGATCGGGCGTTTGCATCAATCGCCGAACTCCAATTTGCTATCAAAATGGGGTTATGGGTGCAGGCTTCATTTTCGGATGCCAACACCTTCCCGACCTCCGGTTATTTTGAGTATGTGCCAACCACGCCGGTATCCGGCACTTGGTACGATTGTGCATGGATTGGTCAACCGTCCGCACAGGTCGGCAAAATGCAAATTCAGTTTACGGATTTGGGGGGCGGAGGCACAAAAGTAGCAATCAGGCTTTATTTTCTATGTCAATACGATATTCAAGATGTCTATAAAAATAATTTCTATACCAATCAAACCAAGTGGCTCAAGGATTACATCAACTCTGGACAGCAACTCAATAACGGAGCCACAGCCACCGACGTTTACAGCACAAGCAAGTATGTTCGTGCTACGCTATTTATCAAAGACACTGCTGACAGCAATAAGCTATATCGGCAAGCCTACTCCGTTCTCAATACCTGCCGATTTTTTGAGCGTGATGTCAATGACTCCGCCCCAAAATTACAGACCTTCCTATTCCAACTCGACCGATCCGGTGTTGTTACCGATCTGGTAGCCACCGCCAACACTTTAGTCCGCATCCAAGTGAAGGATGTTTCTATGCCCGTCGGTTGGACGGTTGGTGCGCAGGTGTTCCTATTCCTGATCAAAACGTCGGCAATCGATAATAACGTAACGCGGGACAATAACTATGAAACGCGATACGTAGAAGCTACGACCTTAACCACGCCCCTTAATGCCAATTACGGACTATCAAACGGGGTATGGATTGCGCCCAATTCGGGCATTACCTCGCTCGGTGGTGGGGTGTATGAGGTTACGGCAACGATTGATGGTTCGCAATTGGAAGAGGGCGAAAAGTACCGCATTATGCACGTTTGGCGTGCGGATAATGCCGGTTTCCCTACCGAAACATACCCCGTTCCCTTGACCAATGTTCACGATTTTTCGTTCATTTCTGCCGAATTTGAATGCACCCCGGCATCGCTCACGCCCCCGCTCGGAGGCATTGATTTGATGCAAAATAGTATCTGTGATTATATGAATTGCTATGGGTCTAATTTGCGGGTAACGGTGGCGGAACGCTTAAAATCGGTGGTCAAATTAGGGTTCAGCGATTACAACGCGGATGCTAACCGGACGCGATCTTTTGGGCAGGCAATACGCAGAATCAAGATGTTGATTTATTCGATCAATGCGAATGACGCTAACAAAAAGGATGTATTTGCTGAATATAACGCTACCAAATCGACCAATTGGACGGCGGATAATGGCGTGGTGATTAATGAAACCGGTGCCGATATTACCGTTGAATTGTACTATCGCACGCGGTACGAAGCGAATCTGCCGAACCTTTACACGCTGAATAGTTCAACGATTGAGAATGCTTTATCGACACAGGATTGGCAATTACGGGATGTATTTGTCCGGTTTGAATTTGTCCTTCAAAATATTTCGACGCTGGGGGAAACTTTAGACGATATTATCGTGTTGGAACAATTACTGCACGTTAAAATGTTCGATCCGTTCAACAATGCCGGCGAAATGTCGGGCGAATTGACGGATGAGGACGGGAACAGTATTCCTTTTGCTTGTGCGGGTGCGGGTGAATGGAATGCGTGTTTTGGCGCGGTGCCGGATGGTTGGGCTTATAAGTTCATCGGAATGATTGAACGCGAACCTTACGGCATTGTGGCGTTGAAAGAGGAGGAATCCTTTGCTTCCGCCCTACTGCCCCAACAGGTGAATAGCATTCTATACGATACGGAGGAGGATTTTGTATTAGACCGTGCGTGTACCAAGATCGATGTATCCCAACTTTCGGCAAATCGAAAATATAGGGTACTTGGAATTAAAAAAAGAGTAAGAGTTGACTTGAGCTAATGGAAAAGCAAACCTTTTATCCCGACATTAAGCACCCGATTTATAATAAGTTGCGGGGCAAATATCCCGAAGCGGTCAACACATGGCAGGCGGAAAAGATCATCACCCGAATCCGAAAGGAACTGAAGGGTAAGGATTTTAGGGGCAACATCCTAAAGTATTTTACCTTTATTGAACTGTGCGAATGCTACGGACTTGAAAAAGCGATCATGCACGTGGGTTTCGTTTCATCCCTATATCAGCCGGAGCAATACCCGCTTTTCAGTAGCTACCTCACTACCATAA